NTGTATCTCTTCTAGAATTGTAGTTAATGTAGCACTAGTAATCTGTACTTTACCATTAGTGTCAACCTGAATTACATAATAAGTACTCGTTACTGGATCGTAACCTGCCCAAGCTATATGTGGAATTCTTCCTACTTCTACAGTGTCTGGCATTCCATCCATCTCAATTAGTTATAAGTTTTCCATTAGAGTCTATCTGAATAACGTAATTTTTACCAGTAGTCGGATCACGACCGGCTAGAGCTTTAACTCTAACTCTTCCAACAGTTGGAGTGTCTCCCATTTTTACCACCTATTCTAAACTACCCCAATCTGTCTCCTAAAATCTCCACAAAATCTCTTAAAGCTATAGCTTTAAAGTCTTCTAACCTTCTTATCTGCTCTTTACTTAAGGTGATATTCTTCTGTTTAGTTCTAATCTGAGCGTGCTTTATTCCTCTACGATGCACTGCTTCATAACTTTTCTCTATAAGTCGTTTAGCCTTTAATTTAGCTTTAGCTTTTATAGACTTTTTAGTCCTCCCACCTTTAACTTGCTTTACTGCCCATTTAACTATCTTATTCAGATTGTCTGCGAGTCTTTCTTCTTCATAGGTTATTCCATAAGGAGCTTTAGCCATTGGCTTAGCTGCTTTACTTTTAGAACTTAACAGTGCAGTCTCTGGCATTTCACCACTACCCTCAGTAGTCCCTTGAGAAGGTGGTACTATTCTACTAAGTTCTAGATTCATCCATCTGCGCCTTAGATTATCAATCTTCTCTGCTAAGTTAGCTTGTCCAAGGTTTTCAAAGTAATTAGCTAACATAACTAACATAGGTACTGTAGTATCAAAGTCTCTTCTAAAGCCTTGAGTTATACCATCGCACATTACATTATAATCTTCTTTGTTAAAACCTTCAACTCCACTAAGTATTCTTGTACCAATCCAATTAAGTACTATACTTAAATAGTTTGACAGTGCTTTACCCACATTAAGTATAGGAGTTCTAGTGTCTTGAATTTCAGTTGCATTCCAAGATATAAAGACTTCATCTTGATCTTGTTCAAGCATAAATACCGATGAGCCTAGTCTTATCTGCGTTAGACTCTCCCATGAGATAGGTAATCCAGCTGTTCCTTTTTCCGTTAACATAAAATGTTCACCTTGGCTTGTCCTGGGTGCTCCTTCAACAGTAGCTCCTGGTTTACCTTCCATAGGCCTAGGTGTCTCGCTAGCTCTAGAACCTAGTCCACCAACTTCCGGTAGAGAACCTTTACCTATTACGTGAAGTTCTCCAGTTTCGTCTATTTCTACCTTAAAGTTACAACGTAGACCCGTTAAAGCTGCAGCAAGTTTAGTGTGTATAGTCTGCATCTCTCTAAACTCATCTCTCTCTTCAACCGCATTAAAGACTAGGATCCAATCAGTAATCTTAAACTTAGCTAACAGTTCATCATTGAATAAATCAGCAAAGTTACTCTGGTGGTCTTGAGTCGTTCTATTCTGAACCTCTATCTCCATCCTAGGACTTCTACCGGCTGTAGAAGGTATGCTTACAAAAGAAGGCGTAACACCATACACCCCACAGATAGCTTCTATATACATCCTATAAAACTCTACACTCTGCATAGCTTTATGGTCTTCCATAATTGATAATCTTTTAAGTTCTTCACCCTTTTTTATCCCTATCATTAGAGTCCTAATCTTCTTACTAGTCATCATCCTCCCTGTCTGTATATCTTCAGTGTCCAGCTTCTTAATTTCTTCCTCAATAGAAGCTTTTCTAGCAGCTACTTCTATATCGTCTTCGCCTGGAAAACCTATAATAGATCCTACTTTACCCTCGCTAAACACTTCCCAGTTGTAACCATCCATAGCTAAGATCGTCTGAACTATGGTCCATACTGTAATAATCTTACTGTTGCCGAATAGCTGAGGTATAACTCTAGAACTAGATCCATGAATAATCTCATTTTTACCCCACCTAGCTCTAATAGCTCCACCAATCTCTTGAACGTAAGCAGTTTCTGTTAGAGGTCCACCACACTCCTTACACACTTGCTCGTTAATAAATTCTTGAGTTTCACCTTTAAAGTCTTCGAATACGTCTTGTCCCATGTGTTCTGGCTTATCATAACATACAGGACAGAAGTACTGAGTACTGCCTAATCTTCCCCACGAATCTGCTATAGGAAAGACGAACCTACTATCTTCAACATACATCATTTTAGGCGTATAATCATAAACAGGTTTCTTAGTATCTTCATCTAAGACTGTTAATCCAGCTTTAGTCCTAGGCTTTCTTAACCATGTAAAACTCCAATACCAATCATCTAAAGACAAGTCATAGAATATGCTTGAACGCACGAAGTCATCAAAGTTATACTCATCATTAGGCGCTCTAAGAAGTTCTCTAAACATCTGTTCCTGTTTAGGATCAGGCTTTCTAAGGTCTCCATTACAACTATCACACTTTTCATCCTTAGGAGTAGTATCGAACTCTTTACTACATTCTTCATTCTTGCACTTCCACTTAAACCTAGGCTTAATATCCCAACGGTTCCTCATACACTCCTGAACAATAGCTCTAAAAGCTCTACGCAGTGGCCATGAAGTGGTAGCTACTTCAAATAGACTTATATAATCAAATGCTGGCCTTCTAACTACAGGTTCCGTTTCAAATACATAAGTAGGCATTACTGCCCGTGTCTTCTCAACTTTAATACCTACTAAAGATCCTAGAGTCTTAACAAGGCGTTGCCTTCTACTAAGCTTCTTCTGAGTTGGATTTAACCTCATTGCAAGCTTAGCTGCCCTACTTCCCCTTCTCCCTCTGCTCGACAAATACTCGTCCCCAAAACTATGTACACTAAATACTATGCTAAAAGAAGTATATAAATCAAAGGATTAAATTAGAGCGAGAGTTAACATGGCGACATGGGTTTAGTCAACTAAGTCACAGTTCTTCCTTACCCAAGGGAAAACAATAGCGAGTTGCCGCATCTGATTGTTCAGAACGATCTAATCTAACTTAAAACGTTTCTATTTTGCTGGTTTTATTCCCTTGAAAACTTTTTCAGCTTTCTTGAAAGTCTCTAAATCTCTTTGACTTGAGGGCTTCGCTACTTGTTTCATGAATTCTTTTGCACTTTTACCTTTAAGAACAGGTAAAGGTTCTGGTCGCATATTCTGCCCCTCTATGTGGCTACTCAGAATAAATTCTTGCAATAACTACTATGTTAAAAGAGTTATATAAATCAAATAGATATATCTCGTGTAAGCCAAATACTTATCGAGTTTCTAGACGAGGAACAGGAGACAATTGGAGATGTAAGTACTATCAACAATCAGAAGCAATGAAGAAGTCAAATTAATTAAATTACTAATATGACTAATATCACTTAGATCATTAGTACAATCACTTTTTAATTAAACTTTGGTGTTCCGTCTTCCCACATATATTTATTTATTAATACTACATCCTTCAAAGCTTTTTTTATAAATATGTTATCGAAAGCTTTACCAGTATGTTCACCTTCTATCTCATTTAAAACTTCATGAATCATCTCATGATTCAAAGTATATATTAACCAATATTCAGGTGTATTCATAAGACTTAATGTTTTATACTTAGGACAATAGTATGATGGGCGTAGCTGAAGACTCATTAAGAAAAGAGATAATGGATCTGTTTTACATTTACAATGTGTTAATATAATCTCCATGTCTTAAAGCTCCACAAAAGCTACTCCTCCCCGAAAACTCTTCTCTTTAAAAGCATAAATCGCCATAGCTAAAGACATAGGATAATCGTCATGTTTACCTTTAACAGGTGGGTGATGAAGCTTTAAATACATTGCTGAATAGGTCCTCTCTAACTCTAGAAGTTGTTCCATAAATTTATTCAATTCCTTCTTTTGCTTTGTCTTCTTAGAGTAGTGTAATCTACCGTGAGTAAACTCCCTGTCCATCGCTTTAAACATCTCATCATTACTCTTACTCGACCCATAGAACCCATCTATTCTTAAACCTAGTGGTGGGTAAAGATGTCTAAGTTCTCTCTTAAGGAAGTCAAAGACTGGTTTACCCAGAGTAACTATATCGACTAGCATATAGCGAATAGGTCTAAACTGACCTAGCCATTCAGCTATGAGTTTAACTTGATCCTCATAGTTTACTCCTTCTAACTCTAGCCATGCTATTATATGGATGTCAATCCCATTAATCTCTATAACAGTAACTACAGTAGAATCTCCAGCCTGAGCTACATCCATACCAACAAATCTTAAGTTCTCTGGTTTAGAAATGTAGTCCTGTTCTAATAAAGTTAAGTCGTCCCATGTGATAAATTTAACTTTTAAACCAACCCATTCTAAAGCAAACTGTGTCTTAAATTCAATACTGTCTGGCCCCATCCTCATTCGTTCTTTCTCTACATACCTTTTATATTTTGACGAACAGCTTGCTGCTTCTCTCCAGTCAACGCATTTAACCCAATCAGATGTACTCTTATTCTTTCTAGGATTATCATTCCATCTATCTATAGCTTTCCTAAAGTAATCATTTTTTAAATAAGGACTAGCAGTACCGGTTAGTACTTTAACTCCCCCAGCTTCAGCACCCATAGGAAATATATCGTTCTTAAGCTTCATAGGATTAATAAGTTCACTCTGTTCTATAACCATATATCTGAATGTTTCTCCTATAATCTCAGCTCTATCCCCAGCACTAAGACTCCTGATAGAGAATTCTTTATTACTAGTCTTACAGGCTAAAATAAATAGACTTGAAGTAATACCTTCTCCAGCAATCTGAGTAATACCTTCTTTAGCTAACCAGTTCCTAGCAGTCTTATATCTCTTCCTAACCCTATTCCTAGTAACATGAGTAATCATGCTCTGTACCGGAGCAAATAGACCAGTGTCAAAGTCTTGCCACATAAAGAGAATATAGAATAGACCTAAAGCAAGAGTAGTCAGGGCTACAGTTTCAGTCTTGCCACTTTGCCTAGCAAACATTACTGTAATCTCGTTACCAATAATGCCTTCACTAATAACGAACTCTATAATCCTGTCACTAAACTCTGTCTGGTAAGGTCTGAACTTAATCCTAACCTTCTTGCAGAGTATATCTCTCCAGATCTTACAGATATTAATGATCTCTTCTAGACTATTCGCTCTAGATATAAGATCTCTAATAGCTTTAACTTCAGTCATTTCTTACTAACCTCTAACTCTGCTCCACATTGTTCACAATAAGAAGCATTAGAAGGGCTTAAATACGTTTTATTACAACATGGATCAGAACAGTATTCAAATCTCTGCACTATTAATTGTGTTCCACATAACTTACAATAGTTAGCAATTGATTCATTACCAGCCCATTCACATTTTGGACACCATTTACTCAAGCAATCACCTCCTAGAAGTGCTTGCTGTCTCCTTCCCAAAGCTTATCTATTAAAGAATTCTCCAAGAATAGAATCTGAAACATACTAGTTACATTCTTCTTACACAAAACTCTAGTAAGTTTAGGAAGTATAGTAAAAGTTAATTTACCTAAATAACCTGGATCCACTAAATGAGAGTAAGAAGCGAATATACCTTGCCTAGCAGCCCAGGATCTTATACTAATAAACCCTGTTAAATCTTTAACTCCTATTGTCTCCATAGTTTCAATACCATAAAGAGTATGTGGTTCTAACCAAGTCTCTGGATCTTTCATCATTGGAACTTCACCCATAAATTCGAATATGTTTCCTACAGTTAGATCATAACTTACGGGTCTAAGATTTTCTTCATTAAAAGGCTCTATCTTGATCTGCTCGTTAATTATAGCAGCTCGTATTAATCTATCACTTAGGATCAGGATAACCACCATTTATTAAATTTATATAATTCTCCCAATAGCTTTTCGTCGAAGTAATAAAGTTCTCTAGTTGTTTTAATTTAAGCCTTTTGTCGCTAACTGTCAAACCTCTAATACCCCAATATAGATCATATTTCAACTCTTCAGTTAAGAGATCGGCTTCTAGAGCTGAAGATGGTTCTTTAGCCTTAAAGATCTTATCTAAAGCCTTCTCATGGCCAGGTTCATATAGATGTAGATTACAACAGAAGTGTGTATACTCTCCAAGTTCTAAATCTGTTTCTAGTGCCATTTGCTCATGGAACAATGTAAAAGCAAATAGATCACCGGGTAAGCCTTTAAAGACATCCTGTGATCTCATAGTCGTAGTCATGTTCAGTCGCTTGTCCTTATCTACTTGAAAGTGCCATAAGAATGTACATGGTACGTAATCTCTAGTTCTATCAATAACTCGGTGCATAAGAATAGTAGCATGCCTAGTTGTAGGATTCTCTTTCAATAACTTAACTACATGCTTCCACTGGTCTATTTCTCCACCAAAGATTCTCTCACCGTAAGTATAAGGTAGTTTCCCTCTAAGAGCAATCTTCTTCGCATAGTAGTCCCAGACATTCGGTATAAACCCTGGATTAAGGCCTAATAGAAAGTCTACTGTCTCAACTAGTGTTCCTCTACTTAAAAGAGTATTCCATCTAAATAGAGGATTCTGAATAGTTATAGTAGTATTCTGTACTTCTATCATTTTAGTCATTGTAGCATCGCACATACACCAAGATCCACTAGACCTACGAAATTCTTCACCAACTCCAACTACATGAGTTGCTGCTCGTTGAATCGCTTCTAAACAACTTCCTACTTCTATATTCATCTTTTACACCATATACTTATTACTCGGCATAATGTCCCAGAAGATCAGATGTGAATCTTGATACCCAACAGGCACGTTATACCAACTTAATTCTAAAACAAATCCTACAGGGACTTTCTGTAAAATCTCTAGTATAGCAGTTTTAACTAAGATGTTGTCGAGGAGTTTCAACTTGTCTTTAGTTATGTT